AATATATATTATTGCTTCTAATTTAGCAGAAATAATATTAGTGGGTTGCAGTTTCTAGTCCTGAAGGGCTATTTTAAGTAAGAGGGACTGTAGCTCAGTGGTGAGAGCATCCGTCTTATAAGCGGGAGGTCGATGGTTCAATCCCATCCAGTCCTACCATTATGGTGCATTATGGAGAAGAGCATGAAAACAAATGTGGCAATTGTTGGGTACGGCTTTGTGGGTAAGGCTACAGAATATCTGTTGAAGGATTCCTTAGCTATAGACCTTTTTATACACGACCCTGCATTGGGCAAGTCAATTGACCCTGATTACTGGCAGGGTATCGATTATGCATTCATATGTGTTCCTACTCCTGAATGTGAAGAGACTGGAAGATTGGATGTGAGCATTGCGGTGCAAGAAGCACAGCAACTTCCTTTGGGGTGTGTTCCTGTTATTCGCTCTACTGTAGGACCCGATCAAGTAGAAGATTTTCCTGAAGGTACGATTTTTATGCCTGAGTTTTTGCGTGAAAGGCATTGGAAAGAGGATGTAGACAACCCTAGAATTCCTCTTATTATAGGTGCTGATGAAGAGCCTATTAGTTTGATTCAAAATATGGAGCATCCAAAAACTACTACCTATGTACTGACACCTGAACTGGCTTGCATGTACAAGGTTGCAAGAAACTCGGCGCTGGCTATGACAGTTGCATTTGCTAATGAACTCGCTGAGGCTTGTGCAGTGACTGGTGTAAACTATCCTGACTTGTCTGCTCTTCTGAAAAACGATAAAGATTTGGCTAACACTCACTGGGATGTCCCAGGTCCGGACGGAGAATTTGGCTTTGGTGGTAAATGTCTACCTAAGGATCTATCACACCTAGAAACTTTGGTATATGATGATGAAAATCTTCTAGCACAAGCGTTATATATAAATGAGCAAAGGAGAAATTAGTTGCCTATATATTCATTTAGAAACAAAGAAACAGGAGAAGAGTGGGATCAACTTATGTCTATCTCTTCTGCTGAAGAATATCTCAAAGAGAATCCTAGTATTGAGAGATTCATATCAAAGGCACCTGGGCTTGTGGGTGGTACAGGAGATCGTACCAAGACTGATGGTGGATTTAAAGAGGTGCTTTCTAAAATTGCACACGCAAATCCGAACAGCCAGTTAGCAAACGACCACGGTCCTAAAGATAGAAAGTCTGTGGCAATTCGTGATACGGTACAGCGAGTAGCCGAAAAAGTAGGTGGGATAACAACCAGTGAATAGCCTACGATTAAAAGAAAAAATTAACAGTAGAATGGATCAACTACAGCAGATGATGGAATCTAACCAACATCTTGAGAATAAACTTCTAGTTGAAATGCATTTGGAAAGTGTTAGTAAATTTTGGGCAGTACTGAGTGAAGAGGACCGAGACTACATTCAGTGTGCTATGGATGCAATTGAAGATGGTATCAAGTGGGAACTCTGAAATAACATATGTCACAACTTACTATAATGAGCCAGACCTACTAGAATTTGTTTTAGAAAATTTCCTGACAGATTTTTATTCGGCTCTTATCATTGTTGATGACGCATCACAAATACATCCTGCCGAACCTATCGTAAGAAAATACGAAGACAAACTACCTGTGACTCTACTCAGGGTCAAAGACGACCTCGGATTCAATTCACACGGCGCCCGCAACTTAGCAATGCAACATGTGCAAACTGAGTGGGCATATATGACCGACATTGATATTCATACTGATGTCGGTGCTTCCTATGATTTATGGAAAGCCGTACAATCTTCACAACTAAAACAATACTTTACTTTTTGGAGAGGTCACAAACAAGACTTCATAGGCAGATGTGAAGAAGGTTATAATGATCTCTGTCTCCGCGTATCAGATTTTTGGGAATCTTATGGCTATGATGAAGAATATACTGGTATGCATTATGGCGACAAGATGTTTTTGCAGAGACTAAATAGTTACATGGTGCGAACACTTTTACCTAATATTATAATAGATAAAAGAATGAAAAGAAAAACCATAAGCAACGCTAAAGTAAACATTACTACCTATGACAATGAAAACAACATCATGTACCACCCTATTATTAAGGCTTCGGAACTGAAAAAGTTGAATGATTTTATAGGTAGCAGAAACGAAAACAAAGATACATGGGCAACCAAAAGTGTTGTCAATTTTGAATGGGAGAAGATAATTGGATAACTATGAGAAAGACTTAATTCGATTGAGAAAGGCAAGGGAGTTTCTTTTAGCCGAGCATAATCAGTTGTATGCTGATTATGTAAAACTTGCGTCACAACTAGAAGTGAAGAATGCGGAACTAACAGAATCTATAAATTTGGTAGAACAAAAACAAAAAGAGTGGAATGAGAAAGAGCAAGAGTATATTGACCGAGCAAACTCAGTCGCCGCTGAACAGATGGAAATGGCTATTCAAATAAAACATTTGAACCGAGAACTTGGTTTGTATGAAAAGGGAAAGAAAAAACCACCTAGACAAGCTAAGAAACTTACGGAAACGCCTGAATGATATGGGTGTTCGGCGACAGTTGGGCGAACGGCTATGGGTTGAAAGAGGGTGAAAAAAGATTTTCGGATTATTTTTATCCTGTCACTAATTTAGGAGAAGATGCTTCATCATTAGGTCACACGACTAGCACTATATTGCAGACCTCTAAAGATTTTCGTGAGGGTGATACGATGATTGTTATCACACCGCCGGATACTAGATGGTATCATATTGGTACGAATTATATAACGCATAGCATATTCAACGGGCACCCGCAACAGGAAAAGGTACTTGAGATTTTTGATTCTTCTGAGTGGTACATCTATCATCACTCACTGTTTATCTACACGCTAGTCAATCTAGCAAAAGATAAGGGCATGAAGATTTGCCTAGCACACAATTATGGTAAGCTAGAGATTGCTCCTTGTTTCAAGCAGTTGATTTCTGATGATGTGTTCCTCTCAAAAGACAAGAGTTTGGCACATCACCTATTAGGAAAGGAAGGTTGGACAAACAATCTAAAGCCTTTCACGACCAATAGTATGCCGAGTCTTGAGGGAGAATATTTCATACCCGGAGATAATCATCCTAATGAAGCCGGTCATAGATATATTGCAGACCTTTTAATAGATAAACTGAAAACATTATAAATATACTCATGAAGTCACTACGCACATACATTGCAGAAGATGCCCAAGGTAAGAATCTACACCTCGAACACATTGAGGATGATATCTTAAACTTTGGTGTTGATGGAGCAAGAGCCGCTATTAATTTCTTGCGCTCACTCCGAGACATGCTTGCTGGCTCAGCAAGATCCTCTGTCAACATGACAGTAAAATGGGATGGCGCACCCGCAATATTTGCAGGCACAGATCCTTCTGATGGCAAATTTTTTGTCGCTAAGAAATCTGTGTTTAACAAAACACCGCTGTTATATAAAACAGCAAAGGAAATTGATGCTGACACTAAACTTCCTGCATCGCTAAAGTCTAAGTTTAAAATAGCGTTGGATGAGTTTAGTAAGTTAGGCATTAAAAATGTGTTGCAGGGCGACTTGATGTACACATCAAGCGACTTGAAACCAGAAACGATAGATGGGCAACGATACACTACTTTCCAACCTAATACAATCGTCTATGCAGTCCCAGTAGGCTCGCCCCTGGACGCCATTATTAAACGAAGCAAAATCGGTATCGTCTGGCATACATCGTACTCTGGCTCTTCTCTTCCTGAAATGAAAGCATCTTTTGGTGCTAACATAAAAGGCTTGAGAAAGACACCTTCTGTTTGGATGGATGATGCTACCTATAGAGATGAATCAGGTACAGCAACATTCACTAAAGCAGAAACAGATGCTATCACTTCACTGTTGAGTGTAGTTGGTAATAATCTGAGAAAAGTAAATTCAGCACAATTGAATAACTTCAATGCATTACAAAAAAGCCTAGATGGAAAAATGGTAGGAGCGCAGTATAAAACATACAATAACTCCAAAGTCCGTGCTAGACAGGAAATAACAAATGTTTCGGCACATGTCGAGGGTTATATGACTTGGGTTGAAGAAAAATTTGACGCTGAGATATCAAAACTCAAAACAGAAAAAGCACAGTCTGCACTTGAACAAAGAAAAGCAGAAATGCTAAAAGAGTTTGGTAGACTGAAATCTATGCTAGTTGCAGTAACAGAGTTTCAAGTTTCAGTAGTCAAAGCAAAAATGATGATAGTTAAAAAACTAGATAAAGTTAAAGGCATTGGCACATTTATTAAAACTGCAAACGGCTTTAAAGTTACTACCCCAGAAGGCTATGTTGCAATTGATAGAATTTCTGGTAGTGCAGTCAAGTTAGTTGATCGAATGGAATTCAGTTACAATAACTTTACAGCTATTAAGGCATGGGACAAGTAACCATGAAGAAGTTTATTGAATGGTTTAAGTCTCTATTTAAAACACACATAGAAGTTACTTTGTGGTTTGCTAGTGTCTCTGCTGAAGGATTACCCAAAACTGATAAAGTTGTTTATGTCTTAAAAAGACTTGATAAAATTACTGACAAAGAACTAAAAGGCATAGAAGAAAACGGAAACAAATTGCACATGAAATGTATAACACCTTTTGATTACAGGGTGAGGAAGGCAAAGTGATGATATTTGATTTCAACCACTTAAAGAAAGTAAACAGCAATTACTGGCATCATTGGTATCATGCAATGGTCCTAAATGTTAGTTGGCTAGGGGTGTTTGTACTAGGCACAATACATGCCTTTATTCCATTTCTATTTCCAGAAACTCCTTACAGATTATCAAAAAGAATTATAAAAAGAGCAGAGGAGAACTTTGATTTAGATGAATAAGACAATAGTATTTGCTTTCGGGAGACTGAATCCTCCCACATCTGGTCACAGTAAACTCGTGGATAAAGTATTCAGCGAGGCTCAGAAGCGCCGTGCTGACCATCGGGTTATTGTCAGTCATTCACAAGACAAACATAAAAATCCTCTGACAGCACAGCAAAAAATTACCTATCTAAAAAGCATTCATCGAAATATAAAATTCGATGCATCTGATAAACAACATCCTCATTTCATGGCTCATTTGAAAAAAATGTATGAGCAAGGATATGAAGAAGTGTTTATGGTTGCTGGTTCAGATAGGGTATTAGAATTTCAGCGGCTCGCTGATAGATACAATGGTAAAGATTACAAATTCAAAACCATCAAAGTTATTTCTGCTGGTGAACGAGATCCTGATGCCGACGGTGTTGCAGGAATCAGCGGAACAAAAATGAGAGCATTTGCCTCCAACAACGATTTCAAATCTTTCAAAATGGGTCTGACACCAGGCGCAAGAGATGCCGATGCTAAGAAATTATTCAATGCGGTAAGAAAAGGTATGCAACTCAAGGAAGGGCAAGTGCGTTATTTAACATTTGCAAATTTTTTAAAGGAAGAACACAATGAATAAAGAAGCAGTATACGAACAATTAAAAATAGATGAAGGTGTTGAGTATGAAATCTACAACGATCACCTCGGATACCCAACCTTTGGAGTGGGTCACCTTATCATCGAAAGTGACCCGGAATTCGGAAAACCGGTTGGAACTCCAGTTGATGAAGAAAGAGTCCGGGAAGTATTTGATAGAGACCTTGAAACTTCCATCGGAGAGTGTCACGCTCTATACGGAGAAGGGTGTTTTGGAGACTTCCCTGATGAAGTCCAACAAATCCTGGTTAATATGATGTTTAACATGGGTAGAACGAGACTCAGCAAATTCAAGAAAATGAATGAAGCACTCGAGGCTGGCGATTGGAAGACTGCCGCAGTTGAAGGTCGTGATAGCCGTTGGTACAAGCAAGTTACTAACCGGGCTGAAAGGTTGATGTCCAGACTAGAAGCTGTATAAATAATAAAAAAGCTGGGACTTATCTACAATGCAAAAATCTTTTTTAGATTTCATACCCTTGGAAGAAGGT